AAGTGGATAAAGCTATACGAGTTATTGCAAAACTTAATCAGGCTAATGGAGCCGTCAATAATGTTTCGCAACTGATCAATAGCCATCCTTTTAGTGCTCAGTGTAACGAGTACAGCAAGATAATTAAAGATCTTGATAACTTATCTAAGCTACCAGAATCAGATTTTAAGTCTCGATTAATTGATGAAATTAACGAATACCTAAACCCGACTCATGATCCCTACATGCCTCTGGCCTCTGTTATATCTAATCTGAGCGGCGAGTTGGTTGAAGCACAATCCATCATCGATAATTACAAGACTCAAATCGAGTTCTTGCAAGGTCAAGTTGCTGGTCATAAAGAGAGTCTTGCTAATATTTCTATTAAACACACTAACTTGATGATTAGTTCTTCAGAGAAGATTGCGTTACTTGAATCCCTAGTTAACTCATTGAAAAATGAGATTAAGGAATTTGCTGTGTATCGTGAAAGCTGGATCTATTTTGTGCATTCTTTGTTCTATAATTAATATTTTCTCAGTAGAGGCTTTTGTCTAATCTCCCTTCTCGGCTGGCGCCGGTTGGTCTACAATAACACATCCTTAATCAGGAGCATTATTATGAAAGTAGAAAGAAAACCCGAACCCCTAAGAATAAGGGCTCAAGTCATTATGGTACCATCTATAATCAGAGAACCGATTATAACCATGTTTCTCGCTTATGTTTCTGCGAATGGTTTGGAATGGTCGATTTCACGATTTAAATCTATTAAAACAGATTTTATCAGGACTCGTGGTTCAATGCCCATCTCTACACCGTGGGTTAAACACAAAGGTTTATTCTTTTGTGGTCCCGTTGGTGTTCTTCAAAGATGGGCCTTCAAATCTGAATCCAATTTTGATAAGGCGATTCAACTGCTGCAATTGTACACGTTTTATATATCTGATAGAGTCTTGAAGGCTCAGGAAGATAAATTTGTACAAGCAGTTAAGTCTCCTATCGTGAATCAGTTTTTCTTTATGACAGCATACAGTAATTTATTGTTGCATGCCGCTACTTTATTATTTCCTATGAAACGATATTATCCAGATCCTCAGCCGTTATTATTCCGGCCGGTATCCTCAACAAAACGCGAGCCCCACGCATCAGGTAAGAGTTACCCTGAAGGTGAAGCCACTCTTGAGTGCGCTGAGTCCTTCTTGTCTTATACAGCACAAGGTAAGAAACTTGTTGATAAATACCCAACCCTATTCGGGTCGGTGATGACTGGAGTAGCGTCCAATATTCAAAACATTTTTCAACCAATTAGACGGTGCTACTATAGACCGCCTGCGGGAGAATATGTGGATAACGTGGGAAAGATAGGTTTGATTCAAGAACCCGGTTTCAAATTACGGGCTGTTGCAAATCCTGCTAGAGTATATCAACAAGCATTATCATCGCTTGGAGATGACCTCTATGGAGTTCTAAAAACACTCCCATGGGATTGTACACATGATCAAACATTCCCTTTCACCGTTATCCAACAATACATGAATGAAGGCAAGACGGCTCACGCCGTGGATTTATCGAATGCAACTGATAAGTTTCCTTTCGAGTTACAATATCGAATGCTTCTTTCCATGTATGCACGGACAGATGCAGTCGAGCTATTCGCAGATTTATCGCGATCGGATTGGGTAACCTCCCTGGGCAGCGGTATTATTAGCTGGTCAGTAGGACAACCTTTAGGGTTGTATCCCTCCTTTGCTTCGTTTGCATTATGTCACGGGCTCATGTTGTATGCCCTGAATGGCTTTAAGCACAACAGCAGTTTTTATGTGCTGGGAGATGATGTCGTTATCCTTTGCGACTCACTATATTCAAAATATATGCGTTTTCTAACTTCGTTAGATATACCATATGCACCATCAAAAACACTTTCGTCGAATGTCATTACTGAATTCGGTGGTAAGATCATCACTAGAGATAAGGTTATACCCCAACTCAAGTGGAGGTCTGTTTCAGATGATTCCTTTATGGATTTAGCTAAGAATATTGGTCCTAGTGTTACTAGGATTCTCCGCCCTCGTCAGAGGGAAGTGTATGAAGTCTTAAAGTCCATCCCAGATTTCTTGGGTGGCTGCGGTTTCAATCCTGAAGGGAAACCTTTAGCAGACCGTATGGCTATTTATTACAACATGTTGTCAACTAATGACCTCTACAGTTACCTGTTGAGCTATAACGGGCGTTTGTCTCAAATGAATTATGAATCTAAGGTTGTCAAACCTCTTGACTCAAGATTATTTAAGGCATATTCCCTTAATCATCCGTTCTTTTATTATTCAGAACAGATTGATTATACCTTCGACCAGAAGGTAATTAGTTTGCTTAAGGACATTCCTTTATTTTCAAACTCCGCAATTGGAGCTGAGGTGTGTCTATTTCCGTGGAAGTCGTTAGGCTCTGTAGTTTATAACGCATACCCTCGTGAGAGGTCTTTGCAAATCTACAGCGAACCGTCATTTACAAGTCGGC